GATGTCACAAAAGACGGTGCGTCGTCGCATTTAATTATGCAACTTCACACTTTCGAAGGCACTCTCTGTCGCGGCAGTCCCCGACTCAAGGCAGACCAACAATAACTTGTTGGCAGCATTGAGTCAGTGCTCTGACAGAGGGGTGCGTGTTGATCCAAGGCTTCGGCCAAAAGATCACACCCGTCCTTCTGTTCCCTTATTAAAACGTTTCTTCTCTGAATCGTCTAGGGGTCATAGTACTGGACCAAAGGGGAGCAAAGGTGGGTAGCCTCCGAGAGGAGACTCGCCTAAGCGCATCCCAATCAGCTTGCCTCGCGTTTCACGTGCGAATTACCGACTCTTACAAGAGTGCTGGTAGGCCGTGATCGCTGGAATAGCTGCTTGTGGTCCTTGGTACATTGACCTTTCAACGAAATCAGGGAATCAAGCTATTCGAGCACTCTCCAGACTGGCTGAGCATCTCATCCGTCTTACCGATCATAGTGGAGTGTCCAAAGCGATTGCATAAGTCAAATCATAATTTGGTGAACTGCGTCGTTTTGGCCTCCTAGGTAAGTAACCGAAGAGATGTGACTGCTATCTGACTCGTTTCTTCAGAGGAAGTTTGTAGAAGACAATTGCTAACGGAGACAACTTGCTTTAGTTGTCGTATGTTAGCCGCGCTTTCCCCCTCGGCTCTCATTAGGTCGAGAAGCGTGCCCTTGTCGAGCACAAACGAATCTTTAGAGATAGGTTCGATGTCAGCCAGGATATGCTAGACCGAGCTACTGCTTTTGCATTCAGTTGGTCAGAACGCCACTTACCCAAAGATCCTTGCATGCCCGCTTCAGTATCATTAACTGAGGGGTCCTGCGTTGGATATCCAAGGTCTGTTGGTGGACTTTCTGCTGTACTAGCAGCTAACGGTCTTAGCATCCCTTCTACTTGGAACGACTTGTTCGCCCTGTAGAAGCGCTGGAATGGAGAGAGAGAAATTCTAGGAGTTCAAACCGTGCCTAAAGAGTTTTCACCAGAGGAGTTAGCATCATTAGCTGTACTTCCTATGGGGATCACTGAGGAGCTTCTAAAAGAATCTGAATTGGTAAGGCTTTCATTAGCCGAGCTGGATCAGAGTTTAGGAGCGCCTCACCGTCACGAAGTGCTGACTGTACCCGAACGTGGGTTTAAAGCCAGAGTGGTTACTAAATCACCCTGGTATCTCATTGTTCTCAGTCATTAAGTTCGTGCATGGTTGTGGGCTGGTTTGAAGCGAGACCCTCGCATTAGTTCTGTCCTTACTGGAAACCACCAGTAAGCAGTTGAGCAGGCTCTTAAGTCCAACGCACCGATCGACGGTTGGGAGATAATATCAAGCGACTTGACGTCAGCGTCTGACACTATACCTTTGCGTCTTGTGGAGGCTTTAGTGGATGGAATCTTATTGAGCAGGCCTTAGCTGCCTTGGGTGGTCGAAACTCTTCGGTGCTGCACCAAAGAGCTCGAACTCCAGTATCCAGATGGTGAAATCATTCACAGTTAAAGAGGAATCCTGATGGGCTTGCCCACCACGTGGTTTTTCTTGTGTCTGGTTCACCTATTCTGGGTGGATGAAGGTATTGCAGGGGTATCCGATTTGAAGAGGAAGCATCAGCTTGAAAAGCGAGTTGCGATTTGTGGTGATGACCTGGTCTCCCACTGGCCGATGTCCGTGTCATAACGGTATCATCGGGCAGTCACTGCCTCTGGTGGCATATTCTCAGAGAATAAACATTACAGACTGTCTTAGTCTGGCGTGTTTACTGAGTTGTGTTTCAGGGTGGTGTCATCTCTTGCAACGAAGCTTGACAAGAAGCTTGTTCCTCCTATTCTCGGTCCTAGAAAATCTCGCGGAGCGCCTTTTGCCGCCTTTGAAGGATTCATGAAGAAAATGCCCCTAAAGTCTTTACGACTACGCAAGGTTGTTTGGCCGGTTTTGATCCCATTAAGGGGTCTAGTTAAACCACGCAAACTTCCAGGCTAGGGGTACCTTCTACCTTCTTGGGTAACAATAGGCCCTTCGGCTGAATAGCTTGGCCAATATGACAAAGTCCGTTGTAAGATTATTAGGAAGGTGGTTTAGGTTTTACACCCTGGGCTGCCCGCGTGGGCGAAGTCTCGAGGACTTCTTCCATTCGTTCCTAGATCTTTCGGTGGACTCGGTCTAATTGGCAAACGTCTGACTTGTAACGACGCACCGCTACTAGTGCGTAAGGCCATTGCAGTAGCATTGTACGGAAAGTCCTACCAAGATATCATTAATCTTGGCAGACCCTGGAATTCTTCCAGGCCTGTACCAATGCGAGACATGGCTCAGAAACACGTAGCGGCGCGGCTGGTTGATACACGTATCTAGTACGTCCGAGCAGGACGAACCCCTCGAGGTTTATATGACCTCGGCCCACTCTTGGAGGCTGAAGAGAATTGCATCATTAGCGTTTCTCGACAGTTGGCGCTTCTTTTTGGAGAAGTGCCCCCAAGACACGGCAGAAAGGGTTTCTTCCTATCACCTTGTAAGGTGGCGGCGGAGTAGAGACGGATGTATATCAAACTATGCGCATCGTGGAAGTCAGTTAAGGGTGTAGGTGTTAAGACTCCTTGGGCGAAGTTAATCAAGAGGTTCACACAGCTCTCTCTCATGAGGAGAGTGTGGGTTCCTTCTGACCTAGCTTGCGGAGTCCGTCC